AGTTTTCGATCTGATCCGAAGAAGCAAGAACTTGGAAGAACTCGCCTTCGCGGGTGGCAAAGGGTTCAGCAAGCATCTCTTCACGGAGGAAAGTTCCGATACGATAGAGGGTCTTGAAGTTCATCGGAGCATCTGGAAGGATGGCGGCGAACTGGGTGTTGATCTGCTGCATATCACCAGTAAGGTTAGCAGAGAACGACTGGGTGCTGTTCACCACATACTTGATGCCGGACTGGATCAGGTATTGATAGCGGATGTCGGCGTTGATAAGCTGAAGGATCGTCTTTTCGAGCGACACTTGAGCTTGGAGGTAGGAACCCTTGAAAGCCGTGCGAGCTTGCTTGACGCAAACACGAGGGCCTGCACCACGAAGGGTCTGGAGCTGGAATTGATACTCGGTCGAACCAACTTGGTCGGGAGTAGCACCAACACCGCAGAGGGTGGTGTCGTTGACGAAGGTCGGGGAAGCAAGCGAGGCGGCAGGAACTGCCATTTCCTCAACAACGCTACGGACGACATCCGAAACATTAGGGAGAGTTCCACCATCAATCGAGTTGACATATGGAGATTTGCGAGCAAGCACGCGACCGATTTGGCCGATGATGCGGTTGACATCTTTACTGGCGAAGTCTTGGACTGCCGCCAAAGGAATGCAGGTATTGGACATATTATTAGTTTTCTAGTTTTAGTTTTGTTTGGGTTTTGTTCTGCTTGAACTACCCTTGGTTTAGAAAACTTTGGGCGACATTCAAGTGCGAGACGATCCATTGCTGGATAGCTTGCAAGTTGTTTGTTCGCCCCGGCACGCTGGGCTTATTGTGCGGCCTGTGATGTGGTTTCTTAAACTACCACGGAGTTGCCATTAACGCATAGCTCGTCGCCGATATGTGAACTGCTATAATATATTCAGTATTCCGTCAAATCATTTTTTCTGAAAATATTTTTTGACAGATAATAAAAAAGTTGACTAAAGCAAAAACTAAAGTAGCGTAAATGCACATATTGATTTGTCGTAGAATCAATCCAAAATTTCCCCAACTAGAAAGACCCGTCTTGATGACTACGACCATCAGGGCGGGTTTTCTTTTATATCAAAATATGATTTATGTAATACGGGCGGTTGGCAGTGATTTTGTTAAAATAGGATACACAAAAAGCAAAAGAACTCTTCCAAGAAGACTTAAATCACTCAAAGGGTGCTGTCCATTTAAGTTGAAAATTGAAGCAGAAATGGAAGGAAGCAAGTTAAAAGAACGATGCTTGCATTCCTTTTGCATATCAAGACATGAATCCGGCGAATGGTTTAGATTAACTGAAGATGAAATAAAAAGAATGGTTGCAAAATATAGTTATTGGACTCCATCAAAAGAAGGATTTAATAAAATGTCAGCAATTAACCATAATCTTAAAAAAATAAATAAAAGATATTTCAAATGAAAAAGTGTCTCTGCTGCCAGACCTCAAGCCTTCCGGGAGCTATATTAGAATGCTACACTTATCTTAAATGATAAGATAAGCGTGTGTAGTGTTCACCTTTTCTGTAGAACAAATTCAATGAAGGCTTCTACGCGATTCTCGTATGGATATGTCTGATCGACGCGAGTTCCAATTTTGTAATTATAGTTTGTGTCGATTATGTCACAGTAGATAATTTCGCAATTAAAGTTTTCCAACCACTCTGGCAAGCAAACATGGGTTGGTGCTGGAGAACCGGATTGCCACAAAGACCAAGTTGACTTGTGGTCTGGATTGAATCGGCTCGGCCAAATCATTCCTTCGTAGAGTTCCCAAGATGGGATCGAGATAACGGCATATCCACCTTTCTTCAGAACTTTCAGCCAAGCGTGAAGTGACGCTTTAGGGTCTATCATGTGTTCCAAGCATTGAGAAGCATGAATGAAGTCGAAAGATTCGGCTTCAAAGTATTGATCAAGATGGTTTGCGTCTCCGTCCTCCATATCAAACCTGCGAACATCTGGAACATTAATTAGATCATCGCCTGCCCCAATATCAATTCCTTCTCCCTTGAATATCTTGGAAAAAAGCGGTGATTTTTCTGAGTTAAATCGACGCTCCATTGCTTTGCTGGACTCTTTCATTTGATTAAGTTTTGTTGTTTTATTCTTTGTCTGTAGTGAAATTTGCTACAATGATCTAATCACACTTGATCTGTTGGCGATTTACTATGCTAATCAAGTCTTGGTATTTATCTCTGTGGAAAATTACAGAGTTTTCTCTGATCATATCAATATCCCTAGGGAATCTGTGTGGTTCTGCGTGTCCATGCGTGTAATCACCATAGCTGTGCTGTATTAATGGAGTTCTGTGAATTGTATGCGGAATAGACTTAATCATCCAGCCATCCCATCCTTCGCCTTTAAACCTGCCATCAATGTGTTTTGGGATTAACCACCTTGTGCTTGGCCCATAGATTCCAATTCCGCCAATAAAATCATACGGAGGATTCTGATCAGATGACAGCATGAACTCTTTGCCAGAACGAAGGTATTCTTCTTCAGATAATTTTAACCACCCTTTCTTGAGTGGGATTGAATCTGGTTCAAGCCAAAAAAATGGCTCTCCTGCCATGTGTTCAGCACCTTCACGCAATGCAAAATTATTCCTGTCTGGATACTCCATTGTTTCCTCCCGGCAAGTAATTACAACAACTTCCGTTCCATCAAGTTTATAGATATAATCAACAAGACGATCAACAATAGCAACTTGAGACTTTGCTTTTACAATAATTGCTTTCATATTATATTTGGAAGAGCAATTTTATTATCAAATCCAAAAATAGCTCCTTTATATTTTATAATGCTATTTGGAACAATGGTGCAAACTTCTTGTATTAATGGTTTCATTAAAGCCATTGCAATCCAGCATGATGAAGATTGATTTCCAACAAATAAAGAACACGCATTGATTGCTTCAGCTACCTTCAAACAATCTTTTGTTGGATAGTGATCTATTTTACCAATAATATCGCAAAAATCTTCATGCTCCTCTTTAGTCCCAATAAAAAAAGCAATATCTTTGTATTTTTTATAAATTTCCTTCCAAGGAAATTGTGGGTTCCTATATCTATGTGATCTATTGAAAACTACTTTTCCAATAATATTGTTATCTTGACTAACCTTTATCCAAGGTTGTGTAATCTGAACGTGACCATTTCTTCTTGGAACAAATCCAATAAATCTAGCTTGAGAGTCCATTAAACTAATATTATTTTCATAACATTGCCTCCAATGTGTCATATCAAAATCAACAACAGAAACATCATTAAATGAAACAACTATTCCTTGATTCTCTAACAATGGTTTAATGGAATCATATTTAAATCCACTCATTGGAGTCATTCCGGGATCATTGCAAATTACTAAACGAGTTCCTTTCATCCCAAAATATATTGGTAAAAAAGCTATAATATCACCAATATGTCCAGTATGTAAAAATGTTGCTGTTTTATGAAATGGACTATACATAAAATGTAATTTTTAAGACATTAAACTCTGCATTGCTTCAGACTTCTTTTTCTTCGCGGTCTTCTCGCAATGTTTCACCAATTTGTTAGACAAATCCTTATCGACGGAATTAACCATGTCTTTTTCCGTCGAATTAAAGATTTCTGCGGAGATAAACTTCATAATCGCCGCAGAACACATATCTCGTGTTGCATAGAAAACAGTTGCTGGCTCACCAGAGATGAAAAGACTCTGCTTTTTCTCAATTTCATCAGCCTTATCTGGAGTCAAGCCTAGATTGAATGCATCGTAGTCACTCATCCATCCACCTCCAGCGGCGTGTAGGGCGCACCAGCGAGAAAACCTAGCCATGAGCCAGTCAACCTCGCCTCTGCGCTCTGCTGGAAGGCTTCCAACGGCATTAACCATCTTGGATGCTAGCTTATTGTAGAGATGTGAGCCTAGAGCATGGGAACGATTGAGCATTACTGACTTCCAACCTAGCTTTTCCCATGATGTTTTCCACCAATTAGCACAAGCGAACTCCTCGTTCTGGTCTGCAAGCTGAATGCTAGTGTAAAATGCGTAAATGTTTTTCATAATCAATAACAGGCGTATCCAACATGGAAGACTGGAAGACCAAGATCAATGTGTGGTTGGTGTCCAGCTTGTTTTGCTCGCTTGCAGAATGACACATCTTCTCCAGTAGCAGAGTTAATCGGGTGGAAGTAGTCAAATTCGCCATTTGCGATTGGCGATTTTAGTTCTGGATACTTTTCTTCGATGTCTTGGAAGACTTTTCGGTGAACAAGCATACATCCAGTAGCCACCCAGTCCACGGGAGCGACTTCATCTTGATATGCGCGAGCTTTTGGCTCAAGTGATCTATCAGAACACATAAGCGGAGCATCTTTTTGCCTTCCAAAGTATGCTCCTCCAATCAATGTTTTGTTTGCTCCAATTAGTCGTTGCAATACATGACGCTGAAGAGGTGCATCTGGCAATGTCCTAGCATTAGAAACAGTTGAACGCATCCATGCAGGACGACCAATACAAGGAATGATATCGTCATCAATCATCAAAAGCCACTTTGCATCTGTCTCAAGGAACTTTTGCGCGATCTTATTCCGAGAATGATAGATCATTGCATCACCAATCGACATATCGAAACGAATCTTGTCCTTTCCGAAGTCAAGTGCCATCGCAATCAGAGCAAATGCAGTGACTGGATTGGTTGTCTTGTAGCATGGAAAGCCAACAAAGATGTCTCTGCCTGCAAACTCACAACGATATGAAGGCATACCATCTTGATTACGAGAATCAATGACAGGATTGTTGTATTCCTCCACTTCTTTCTCTTCTACTTTGGGCTTCCTTCCACGCTTTTGAACTTTAGGTTCTTCTTCAACTTCAATCTTCTTCACTTCTGGTTCTTTCTTTTCCATAGGCTCATCGTAATGCGAGAAATCCCGCTTCGGGCCTTTAGGAATATGTTGATTTAGAGGCTTGCTTGACTTCCCTTGCCGTGCAAACGGATCAGTTGAATCAAGCGCATTTAATGTAATCTTTTCGTCTGGAGATACTTTTACTTCCATGTTGTATTTATTATAAAATTATGATAAACTTACTAACTTTAGTATATATGCCCCCGACAGGATTTGAACCTATAACCAATCGGTTATGAGCCGACTGCTCTAACCATTGAGCTACAAGGGCGTTATGTATCATTTAATGATACTATCCACCAAGAGCTTCATCAAGACCAAGATCAATAGCGTCAGCGGCATTCATCTTGATACGATCACTCATGCTCGATGGTTTGTTCACGGACTGATTGGAGATTGTTTGCCTTGGCATCTTACTTGATGACTTCAAAGCATTATTCTCGGCAGTCAACTTCTTGACTTGATCCAGCAATGCGTTCTTTTGCGTTTGCTCGGTGCGGAGCTGATCCGAAAGCACATGGCTGAATACTGCGGCAGCGGCAATGTTCGTGCGATCCTTGGCGGTTGTAGGCCAAAGAGCAGCTTCAAACTTTGTCGCTAGTTCAGAGACACGAGCATTGTGAGATTGCACTTGCTGGATTTGCTCTGGAGTAGCATTAGAAGGAGCTTCTGCAAACCTAGCCCAAGGCAATTCTTTTGTGATGTTATCAAGCTCATGGTCAATCTCGGTAACAGTCTTCTCATACCATTGGCCCTTCTCTTGCTCACGCTCTTGAAGAATCTTGTCAGCGTTTTCAGCGGCATATTGGATTTCGGATTCTTGCTTCTCACGGAGATCAGCAACATCAACGAGATTGCGCTTCAGCTTCTCAGAATCAGTAAATGGCAGATTGCCGAATGCAGGATTGCGCCAGAACTCGTCATTGATCTTATCTGGGCCACCAGCCTTCTCGATGCTTGCAATGACTTCATCAGACGCTCCATGTTTACGAAGGATGCCATAGACATTTCCCTTCGCGGTTTCAATCGGTTGAGAATATTTCGACTGGAACTCTGGATCGTTCTTGATGTCAAAAATCTGACGGAACTTCTTTAGGTCTTGGTAGTCTTCTGGGACTTGCGCTTGGACGGGGTTTTGCTCAAGCTGCGTGATCCTTTGACGGAGGTTTTCCGCTTCTTCGGCTTGCTTTTTGTAGGTGCTTGCAGTTTCTTGGAGCTTACGCCAGTTGCTTTGGTTCTTTTCCGAAAGATTTCGGGGTTGTTCAATAGCCGCGATTTCAGGGTCGATTTCGACTTGGGGTTTTGCTTGCTCCAATTGTCCAGCGTCAACTTGATCTGGCACATTTCCCTCTTCATTTTTGGTTTCCAAAACAGGCTCCACATCATCTTGAAGTAGATTTTGTTCAGGAACATTACTATTGCTTGTTTCAATTTCATTGCTTGGTTCTTCTTGTTGTTTAATTACCTCATCAAGCAAATTATCAATTTGCTGTTCGGTAGAGTCATCAATCTTGTCTGCATCAAGACTGGGGTTTCCGAATCCGGTAACGCCCGGATCAATGATGTTTTCTTCTGTGTCTGTCATATTTATTTGGTTGGTTGGTTGATTGATTTATTAGATAAAAACTTTTATCTAAATTTATTTTATAGTTCCATCTGGCTGAACTCTGCCATGATATTTTTTAGCCCAAGTGTCAGCTTCTTCTATAGTATTAAAAGCAGGATATTTATCAAACCCATATTGTTTTGCAGTATTAAATGCATCCCTATCGGACAATTGTTTCCCTTCTACCATTGTTGGGATGACATATTGCTTGTCATCAACCCCAAATGTGCCAAGCAATACATTACTTTCTCCGCCATCCTTGTTTTTCACATAAGGATGCTTTGTTGGGAATTGTCTATATTGTGCAGTAGTGCCACCCATATTATTTATTACGCATGGATTTTGCGCCTTTGCATTTCCACTTTTTGCGTGAAAGGCTATTTGGAGAATTAGGGTCTTTCTTCCAATCGCCTTTGATCTTCAAAGACCTTGCACAATACGCGTCCGCCTTTTTGGTAGAAGGGCGAATACGATCCTTGCCATCTGCCGCCTTTCCTGCTTGTCCATACTTAACTGTGCGTGTGCGTCCAGTCGCTTTATTAACTACGATCTTTGTAAAGCGTTTTTTAATAGTCGCCATAATTACATTGTTGTGAATGTGCCATTGGATGCATCATCTTCATTTGTTTTGGAAGAAACAATACTATCAATTTCTTTCAAAACCCTCTCATAGCCCTCTTTGTATTTTGCCTGCAAAGCAACCTCTTCGATTGTCTTGCCATCACAAAGTGGAACCATTGATTGCAAATATGCTCGTAGCTTATAGCCACTCTTTTGTGAGTAGTCTCTAAACTTGGCAGAGTCTTCACTCGTCCAATTCATTTATTATTTATTTTTTGTATTATCAGCACTCGCGGCAGGAGAGGCATCGCGGCCAGTAAAGTTCTGGCTCAATGCTCCCTTAGCGGAGCTGTAAAGATCACGAGCAAGACTGCGAAGCATATCTTGATCGTTAGCGTTAGCACGCTGAGAATAAAATTTATCGTATGCTTCAGGCTCGTAAGGAGTGTCAAGTTTGGCAGGTTGGCTAGGCATAGCCGCGCCAGCTTCATTCTTTCGCATTTCTGTAGGTGATCCGCCCATATTTTTTATTATTTATATTTTATTTTGTTATTGTGCAAATGTTTTATCCTGCCGTTGAAGGTTTGGGAGGATTCGCTACATCATTAACCATCCCAAATTGTGTTGGAACTTCGCCTTCAAGTTTTCCAAACTCGCGTGATTGACCAAGCGCAACACGGCCTGTGCGTCCACCCGCCGTTGGAGATGGTGTTCCACCTGCGGCTGCTGGAATCAATCCTTCTGGAGGAGGAGTTCCATGTCCTGCGGTAAGATGACTGAACGCTTGCTCTGCGGCAGACTTGAATTGCGAAATCATCTTTGAGTCCATTCCTTTCGCCTCTGCTTGCATGATATGACCCATGAAATGCTCCAACGCTTTGTTTAGCGGTTGAACCATCTCTGGAGGCAGAGAGCCAGCAGGAGCGTTGTCAATGAGCGGCATGAGCTTTTGAGCCATGACATTCAAGTGAACCATGTCGTTGTCTCGCGGAGATACTGGAACTTCTTGACCAGCGATGATGCTTTGAAGCTCGATGATCTGCTGACGGGTTGCTTCGATAGCAAGCGACTCAACTTGGTCTTTCGGAAGAATGACACTATTCGCAATACTCTCACCAAGTTTGCGACTCCAATCCAACTTGAGCAATTCGTCTTGATTGACATTAGGATTGCCCATGTAGCGTTGGATCATCATGTCGAGAATCTGATCGTTCTGCGCTTGTGTATCTGGCAACAACTCTTCAGCAGGACTATATGCCATGAGAAGAATATCCGAAGGAGGAAGATTGCGCTCAAGCATATTCAGAACGCACGAAATCGCTTCCTCATCCAAATGATCTGGCACTTGGAATGGAACCATGAACGATGGCAATTCCATGACACTACGCTCAAACGCATCAACAACATCAGCCCTAGCCCAAACAGCATTAGGAACCATCTGGCGAGCGATGTCTAGCTTGGTCTTCAACTCAGCGGCAGCTTTGATATGCTCTGGATGGCAGATGCCTCGTTGCATACGCTCAACTGCTTTGCTGTATTGCTTCGTAAATCGCATCAAGATTCCTTCGCGGATTTGATTCTCGATAGCGGCAACACGATTGATCTCGGATGCAGTAACTTTCTGGTCACGCACTCCAAGAGCAGAGCTTGGAAGGAATGTGCCAATTTGAATTTCAGCAAGACCAGAAATGAAGCGATCCAAGTTCAAGAAGTCTTGGACATTCGCTGGCATATTCTGCGGAATGACTTCATATCCTTCCGCGATATAAGCGACAGGATGATGGACAGTCAGCGGAGTAGCCCCAGCCTTGGCATTCGGGCCTTTCTTGAGTAGCAACATTCCAGAAAGATAGGAATTATCCACAACAAGGTTGCGAGCCTTCTCAACAGCAATATGAGTATTGTAAAGATCGCGCCCCGCACCACGGGAACTCATCAATGCTCCGCTACCAATCTCAACAGAAAACAATGCGAGGCATTCGCTCATTTTGCTGTAACGATCAATCTGTGTGCAAATCTCATCGCCAGATTTATCGTCAAAAAGAAAACGGCTAATCTTGCCATTTGGTTCACGAACCAAAAGCTCGCCTAGCTCGACATACTTCGCATCGTTCTCGTAGCTTGCTCCGTAGCTTCCTTCACGAATCCAGTCCTCGTATCGGCGAGCATCGTCATCGGAATCAAGTGTTCGGCCAGCAGGGATTGCATTGTTGATTGCTTTAACAAGATTCTTGATGTGCCAACCAGCCATTGCGGACATCTGCGGGTCTTCAAGAACTGGCAACAACTCTGCAATTTGATAGCGGCGTTTCCGCGCCCAGATTGGAGTTGCTTCGGTTTCTTGTGGAGTCTCGATAGAAAAGAATGTGTAGTCTTGGCGAAGGAACTCTGGCTTCCAGTCACGAAGATCATCCCAGCACAATGCACAGAATCCGAATGTGGTATTCTCGTGAACAACTTGAGCAACGATGTCGTCATGTCCCTTCCAGCCACGGATACATTTTGTGATCTCTTCGCGGAAAACCTTGGTCTTGTTTTCAGAGTCAACTCCCTCAACAGGAAACTTTGTGTATGTCAGCGTAGGAGCTTGCTCAATGACTTGTTTGAATGGAGGCTGAATGCGGCTAACCATCGTGGACAAGAATCCTGTCGGACGATTACTGCGCCAGTTCTGCCCCATGCTTTCGAGCTTCTTTGCGCTATATGGAGGCTCGTTGTTGAGCTTCTTTTGGATCAGTTGATTCTTGCGGTTACGCTCAGTATTTTGCTGCTTCAATCGACGATAGGCAGAGTGAGCTTGAGACGCATCTTTAAATGTGCGACGAACTTGTAGCGTCTTTGGATCAACAGTATCTCCATTGCTAGTAGGAGAAGGATCAACAACATCAAGGTTTAGCGTCCTTGGTTTGCTTTGATCTGAAATGCGCGGAGCCTTGTTAGCGTAAGTATCGGTAACAATTGCGGGTAGCGGTTTTAAAACATCTGCCATAATTATTTATTATTCAGCCAGCAAAATTCTGGCAAATCATTTGATTCGGATAGCTTGTCTTTGTCAAAGAAAATCGCAGTTCGGTTATCGTGTCGCAATAATTTACATCCACCTAGAACTTGTGATGATTTTGTATCCCTAGCATTTCGGATACTAGCACAGATGCGATCCGTTGCGGCAATGCAAGAAGAACATCCTCCACGCCAGTTCACATTATTGGGACATTGCCTGCAAATCTTAGCTCGTTGTTCAGCCAAGTCATCGCTAACAAGTTGAGTCCTCTCGTTGGAATGCAAGATGTTCCTAGCCCAAGTGGAGATGTCATTCATCAACTCACTTCGACCTGTAGGACTAGTTACACTCGTTACAACAACCATGTCCACGCCATGACAAAAGTGAGGCCAATTACCACAGATATAGTTAGTTACATCTCCCTCTACATCGCCTAGCGAGATATGATTTTCTGCACGATAATTCGTTACATTGTCGAGTAAGTTTTTGTAACTACTGCCAGTAATCTTAACATCACTCTCCATGTAGTGATGTCCTCCGGGCGGAATTAGTCCTTCGATTGGTTTAGGCATAGATTATTCTGAAAAATCTACATACTCCATTTTTTCGATACCTTGCAAGGCTTTTGTTCTAGTTGGCAACTCTGGCTTTGCATCGGTCATAGTCGCAATTGCGCCTCCTCGTTGTCTCAAAAGAAACACAAGCAAGGAAAGCGAATCCAATGCGTCAGGCGAATGTTGCCGTGTGCGCTTGCAATAATCGCCTTTGCTCTCCACACGAACCAAGCCTTGGCCTTTCTGCTTGTATCGTCTCGCAGTAGCTTGGCGCACCAACTCCTCGCTACGGAACCCCGGCGAGATTTTCAGATACTCAAACTCAAGATATTTCGCTAGACCGAAAATTAATTCAGTCACTACACCAGAATAAAGTTCCGATGCTGGCAATGAATCGTCGCCAAGAATGTGAGTATCCGTAGCCGCTGTTGAGTAATTCACTCCAAGCACATCTCCCCACACGGACTTCAACGAGTCATGGATGCCAGCACCATTTCCAGTTCGGTCAACGCATACCCAGTTCGGAGAGATACGCATATTCTTGCAGAATTTGATAATATTTGTGGACTGCTCCAATGTCGCGGCCTTGGGAAATGGAATCTGTGAGTCGAGTTGCAAGACAACCTTTGGCTTCTTGTAATCAACAAATCTGCCACTCATTGGCGTATAGCCGTCAGAAAGCCCAAATCTGCCAAAAGAACAGATTACTTGGTCATTGCCCTCCAAAGCCAAGTCGAACGCACACAGAGGCACTACAGGCCCAATAAAGCGGGTAATTCCCATGGCATTGTCCATCATGCTTGGAGTCATTATCGCCATGGACACACCTTCCTGTGGGAACCAGCCCCTAGCCATGGTATAATATTCTGCCGTCTTGCCCTTGGATTCGTAGGCTTGATAGCCTTCGTGAGTCTGAAGACCGGGGAATACAATCTTCTTCTCAATCACATTCTCGCACCTAGCGGCATCCAATCGCAAGATATGCCAACCATCTCGACTCTTCCATTCCAAGTCATCCTCGCAATCAATAGACCCCCATCCTGATGTTGGCTCACAACGCTTGCCAAATTCACTTGTCCTATCTTTCGGGTTACTTGCCGCAAATATCTTGATTCGCCCTTTTGCGCCTTCCGTATCCGCCGCAGACAAGATGTTCTGCAAACCTTCCCAGACACCAGCGGGAACTTCTTCTGCTTCGTCCAGCACAACATGAGTCCTAGACATCCTGCCCCATTTCGGGTGGGACTTCCCACTTCTTGGGCTAGGGTGGAAACCACGCAATGTTCCAGTTCCACTATCGCCCCTTGGAACAGCAACTAGGTGAATGCCATTCTTATTGTCACTATTAGCTTGGATACTTTTTACAAGTGTCTCACTACCTTCAAATTCTGGTCTAACTAATGCAGTAGTATAGAACTTCTTAATAGCTGCAAATACATTTCGTTGTGCGTGTTCTGCTGTCAACGATACAACTTTAATACAAGTATAGTGGGGATCACGCATCCAATCCAACAAAAACCATGCCGCCGCACCGAATGTCTTGCCCATCGCGCCTGCACCTTGGATCAGCAATTTATCTTGATCGAACAAACATCTCCATGTGTTTTGACTGGACATTGGCCTCCAATCATAGACCTGTGGCCCCCAGAGAATCGTTGCCGCTGCTTCAAACTGATCTGCATCCAGCAAACTTTGGACATAGGCTTGAACAATTTCCTTGGACTTTGGAATATCCAATTCAATCTTACCCTTCACACTGCCAGCATTTAGAATGATATGCTTTGCCGCATACACAATTCCAACATCTTCATCCCTGTCAGCCTCTTCCCGAATCTCCTCGGCTAACTTGATCGTTCTATTTACGCTTCCGCCTATCACACTAGTTCTGGTAGATTCCGTTCGCTCTTAAATCGAAGCAATACATTCCACACTTGCTCCAGCGTATCATCGCAACCCCTTACTCGCCGATTAGATTTCTTGCCGTCATCGTCGTAACTTTCAACATTGAACTCCTTAAACTCTCCAGAGTCATATCGAAGTTTACTTCTGATCTCTTGCTCCAAGTCGTTAATGACTAGCAATGCGTCTAATCCTGCCAACGCATAAGCATGGTCGTCTTGTTCTTCGGGTAGCGAAAATTCCAAAATAGCTTTCATATTAAAAATAAGAATATCTATATACTACTTTTTGTTTAGCGTTTAATTGTATTGTTTTATTGAAATTCTGAAAATCAACCTTTGCTTGATGAATCGTTGAACATCCGCAAAGCGGAAAAATTAAAAGCAATATAATCTTTTTCATTTTATATTTTTATTTATCCATTCTGCAACTCGTTTAGCTTGTGGCGTTTCTTCTCTTATTATCTGATCGTAACAAACATCTCCGTATGACTTAAATATCTGGACATTATTTACTAACCATCCCATATGGTATCCAGAACGCATGAAGTCAATGAAATTCTGCGTAGCTTCTCTATCAACGACAAAGTTTAACTTGCCAAATTTATGCTCCCAATACTCTTTCGGCTGGCAGTTAATATGCCCATGCCCACCTTGACCCGGCACTGCCGCTGAGAAGATAATCGTCGGAGCCAACTCTGTTAGCTTATCTACAACATAATCCGCTTCATACGGATCAATATGTTCTGCTACCTCCAGACAGATAGCCAAGTCATACTTTCCGTCCTCATCAAACATCGACTTGATTGTTTCTGGACAACGCTTATCTGGATCAATGCCAATAACATCGTAACCTAAATCACGCAATGCTTGGACATAAATCCCCGGCCCACAACCTACATCAATTATTTTCATAATTTTAAAAATGATATATGGCCATCAATAAATCTCCAAATCTCAAACCAATGTTTAAAAAAATTTATTTTCATGGGTAATTCTTCATTCCTGCATACAATCCATTTCCATCAGCATACCATCCTTGGCCCTTGTAGACATCTAAAACATCGCTAAAATACTTCTCATACATCGGCGCAACTTTCCCAAGCGTGAAGTTCTCGCCCCACTTCCTGCAATCTATCGGCTTGATGTCATCAATGTTGTTGATCGCATCCACAAAGTCACCCATCGTCCTGCATCGGAATCCTGTGATGCCATGCAAATTATTCTCTGCGAACGATCCCCAGTCTGTCGTTATCGTCGGAGTTCCACAAAGCAAGTTCTCAATCTGGACACCTCCAAATGGCTCAATATACTGGCTAGGAACAAAACTAGCCTTCGCATTTGCCATCAATTCCTTACGCTTTACCACACTGGCATATCCGACATATTCAACATGGTCTGGTAACTTGTAGCCTTCTTCTTTCTGCCCTGCAATGACGAGTTTAACCCCTGCCTTTTCAGTAGCTTGAATCGCAACATCAACGCCTTTGCCAGAATAAACCCTGCCTAGATACAGAAAATAATCTTCTTTTTTAGCGTTGAACTCGAAATCCTCCACATCGAAATAATTCGGGATTACAACATCATACCAATCCTGTTTGCATGAACCCACGGCAGACATTCCATAATAGGCATGATAAATTGCGTAAGACTCAAACACCTTCCATCTTGCCCAGTGTCCTCCCGCATAACCAATGCCCGGCTCAACGCAAATCATGTCTTGATGAGCGTCACAAATTGGCCTCACTCCTGAACCCCAGAAAGGAAGAATAAAATCATTCTTCTTCTTCCTCTTTCCTACCTCACGAATAGCGTTCTTATAAAATGTCCGATAGGCGTGATCGTTCGTGTTGAACTTAAAGAATGTTTTCCTCCAGTCATGCGAGCCATAGCTTTTCTTAAAATCATCGTTCGTCAAAACTGGCACATTCTCCGTGCAGATTAAATCCGAATCCTCATGGCCGTAGTGAATCACTTCATGGCCTCGCTCAACCATCATCTTACCAAACTTCACTACCTTTTGAGTATATGCACAGGCATTAAACTCTTTTGATGTGACTGTGTGGGGAAGCGAAAGTGCGTGGAATCTCATGTGTTTATTTATTGTCTGAAATCCTAATCAATTCTATTCCGAAATCTATTGCAAGCGAAATGCTCGTGATGTCTCTGTCGTAAATATCGCGGTAAACTACTTTCTTGATTCCATAAGATGCAATAGAACGCAAGCAATCATTGCATGGCAACAATGTCACAGCAATCAACGCGCATTCGTCGGGCTTCACATAACGCAATGCATTTTGCTCGGCGTGGACGATGTAGAGCCTTCGCTTGTCTCGATCAATCCAATCCTCACGCATACCAGCGGGAAAGCCATTGTATCCAATTCCTGCGACTGTGTTGTCATGGCGCAATAAACAAGCCCCTACTTGTTTCCATGGGTCTTTACTTTTCTTCGCGGCAATCGTCGCCAACTCTAGCGCATACTCATTCCAGTTCATAGTTCAAATGCTCGCAACTCACCGGGGATGTCATCGGGGAACCTAATGCTGTCGATGTTTGCCTTGTGAAACTCTTCTATTTCCACGGCGTCTCTTAATTCATCGCGGAGGAAAATCAAAGCGGTTTCGTATTTGTCAAAAGTGGATCGTTCTGTTTCGTGAAGATAGCCTCGATGCTCCACGATGAAAACTGGCTCGTTTCCATAACTCCATTTTACCTCTATGTGCCAATGGCAATCCCTGTCCTTGTGATGATCTCCTGCGATTAGCTTGTGATATTTCTCAGCCAGCTCTGTGATTTGCTTCTCAATCTTCATAATCCAATACCTCTTTGCTGTTGGTCTCCATCATGTTCAATGCGTGGTTCAGCTCGTGGTGAAAATGCTCCTCTGTGAAGTCACGCTGATTCAATCGGAAAATGCAAGCTGATACAACGCGAAGCAAACGAGCGTAGGTGAATGCTGCGGCAATTCCTGCGATTGTCGCGTCAGAATACTTCGCGTATATCGGGCCACCTTCGTCGTCGATCTCATCGCTCCCATTGTTCTGAATCAGTCCCATCAGCCAGCCAGCATATAAATCTAGCTTGTG